CACTTTCAGTGATGTCCAAAATCAACATATTTGGGGTACCAGTTACATGTATCCTTACAATCGGCAAGGATCTTACAATGCTATTTTACAACAAAACGGGCATGTGCCTATAAAATGGTATCATTTTGATGCCAAAGGCCATTGCTTTTGGGCCAAGTATGTGTTACAATACATCAAACAACACAACTTGGTGAACACAGATGCGCTACCTACTGATTGATACTAGCAACATGTTTTTCCGTGCGCGACACCAGGCGCATCGTGCCGCAGACACATGGACCAAATTGGGCTTTGCCCTGCACCTTACCTTGATGAGTGCAAACAAAGTGGCACGTGATCTTGGTGCCGACCATGTGGTGTTCGCACTAGAGGGCAGGTCCTGGCGCAAAGATCACTATAAACCTTACAAAGCAAACCGTGCTGTGGCACGTGGGCAGATGAGCGAGTCAGAAGCAGAAGAGGACAAACTGTTCTGGGAAACGTATGATGAGCTGACTAAATACTTGTCTACACGAACCAACTGTAGTGTCGTCCGTTGCGCAACAGCCGAAGCAGATGACATCATTGCACGTTGGATTGCACTACACCCCCTGGATGAACATGTTGTGGTCAGTTCAGATTCTGACTTTGTGCAGTTGATTGCACCCAACGTCAAATTGTACAACGGCATCAACGATCACTTGTTCAGTACCACGGGTGTCACAGACGCAAAAGGCAAAAACTTGGCATTTACTATTGAGAGCAGCTCAAAGATCAAGGTTGGCAAAGCCGATGCCAACTTTGTGCCGCCTGTGGATTACCAGAACTGGGTACTGTTCTTGAAGTGCATGCGTGGTGATCCTGGTGACAATGTGTTCTCGGCCTATCCAGGTGTGCGTGTAAAAGGCACCAAGAATCAAGTGGGACTGACAGAAGCATTTGAAGATCGTGACAAGCGTGGCTATGCGTGGAACAATCTCATGTTGCAACGTTGGATGGATCATGAACAAACCGAACGCAAAGTGCTGGATGATTATGAACGCAATCGCACCCTAATTGATCTCACTGCACAGCCTGATGCAATCAAAGCTGTGGTAGATGAAGCCATACGTGAGCAGATTAGCCATAAGGATGTGGGCATGGTAGGTGCGCACTTTTTACGATTCTGTGGCAAATATGAACTTACCAAACTCAGTGACTTTGCAGATGCAATTGGTCGCTGGTTGAATCAAACATACAAAGGAGTATTAGATGATAGAAGCCAAACCCATAGTGGATAAAAAGTATTGGATCTTGAAACAAGATGATCGCAAGGTCGGAGTGGTAGAAGCCGCGGACGATGGCTACACTGTGCGCATCAATGACCAAGTGGGCAAGTTCAAGACCATTCCCATGGTGCGAAAGAAAGTGAACATTGAGTTTGCGCCACCTGAGAAAACTACAAAGCCTGCGCCGGACCAAGTGCATGGATTTGAAACAGGATGCCGAGCATTCAATCCCATGTGGGATGTCAAGCATCGACTACCATTGTTCACAAAAGAACGCAAATCAAAGTCATGGTATGCCGCAGGCTGGTATGCTGTGAAACAACATCGCGCATGGAAACTGATTCGCAACCCAAAATTAATTGTGTTGGAACGTTACCAATATCAAGGTCCATTTCATACTCAGGAGGTAGCACGTGACAAATCCCTTTCGTGATCAAGAGAAGTTCATGCGGGCCTGCGACCAGTCAGTCGACAGTTTTAACGCAGACCAATTCAACATGTATCTAACACTCATTGAAGAAGAAGCAGATGAATTAGGTGAGGCAATAAAAAATCATGATCAAGTCGAAACATTGGATGCCTTGATTGACATTCTTGTTGTGACTATTGGCGCAATTCATAGTGCAGGATTTGATGCTGAGGGTTCCTGGAAGGAAGTAATGGCCACTAACTTTGCCAAGATTGATAGAGAAACTGGCAAGGTACGCAAGCGTGAAGACGGCAAAGTGCTCAAGCCTCAGGGCTGGACATCTCCTGACTTGAAACCATTCTTAAAGAAATGAGTCTACACATACATCGATTTGTAGACTCAGTCAAAGCACACGAAGCACGTGGGCAAAAAGATTTTATGATGCCCATGCGAGATGCCAAAGACTTACATGCAGACATAACCAAATTGTTGCTCACATTGGAACAATTGCGTGAACAACAAGCACGTGGTGCAGAAGTTGTGGAAGTGCAGATCACCGGGGGTAGTTTTAAATCTGCATAGTTATTGGCATAAATAAACACGGAGTTTAATATGTCAAGACCAAAGCCAACAGTGCTGATCGAGCACACCAACAAACAAACCTACAAGACAGAACAAGTGCTGGCTAGTGAAGGTGTGTGGGCTGTGTTCTTTGATGCAAAGCCTATCAACTTAAAAACCAGCAACTTGCTAACGCAATTTCCTGGACCCAAATACAAAAAGGTATCGTTTTCCAACCCCGGACACGCTATCAACTTGGCTCGCAAACTCAACACACAATTCCGAACTGACAAGTTTTCAGTTGTGCTGTTAACGCAAGGGGATAAAATCTATCCCAATGCTCAATAAACTCGCTCTCACTCAAGAACTAATAACACGTTATCCTGATGCGCCCACCGTGGATGAAGCCATGCATTCGTGGTGGCAAAACATACGAAATGATGGGGGCTTGAGACTGACCTATGAAGGCTTTTATGTGTTTGAGAACTTGTTGGAACTCAGCAGTTACACATTTGATTTGCCAGAAAAGTTATTGACTCCCAAAAACTTGCTGGCCATGGATCGGCGTATGACCTGCCCTTATTACATGGTCAACAATCGCAAACTAAACAAACTGGTAATGTTTGGCAGCCGGGAAGCCATGATGGCCACATTGCATGGTGATATGCAGAGATTCATTTTAAGTTTGAGTTACTGAGTTGCTGGCAGTCACGAATAAAACGTTGTTCCATTATGGTGGGATAATCATCCAGCAAGAATTCACGTTGCGTACATAGACGTTCACGATAGGGTGCAAGATCAATCTTGCCAAGTATTATATCTCGATTTGTTTCTAAGGCATGTTGAATCCGTTGATCATTGGACAGGTAATCATAAGATACATCAACAATGTCCGTGAACATGTCAAATCCCAATTCAATGCAATCTTGAACAATTCCCGGATATCCAATCACAATGGGTATTTGTTCGGCCAACATGGCCATGAAAGTTTTTTCAGTGATTATGCCTGGTGCTGTGTTGTATTGAGTTTCTGTCACAATGTTTACTGCACAACTGCCATACACATCTAGCAATCGTATAAAATTGTCTTCGTTCTCAGTGCCCTGATATGTGCTGTAATCCCATTGGCTTAAAGGCACAGCATTGTGATAACTGAACACGCCATTGGGCCAGTGTTGTAAAATTTCTTTTGTTTGAAATCTGTGTGGACACATTCTGCCATTCAAACATTGCCATGCTTGGGTTTTGGGCATGGATACCATGTGTCGCCATTCGTCCCAACGAACATGTAAATTTTGCAAGATCTGATATTCGTGTACATTGAATTCGATCAATTTGATTGGGCCTGTGTAGTGGTGTTTGAGGTTGTGTGGCCAATGAATCACCACCACTTGGTTGGCATATTGTTGATATTTTTGTTCAACCTGTTCAAGTTCTAAAATTTTGCCATCTAGGTGTGTGACAAAATCTTGAAAGTGCATGACCAACAGTGTGCGTGGGCCAAATTCGACATCGGGCAATTTTAGTGGCCACCCAGTGTCGTGATTGTACGGAGGATCAAATGTGTTCCAAACCCCTTGAACATCAAATCCCAATTCTGTCAGTGTGGTTTGAAAAAATTCCGAATAATGTCTGATCATAAGAATTTCAACCAATCAATCGAGTCGCTGCACCACTCAGTGGTTATCTCAAACTCTGCAGATTGAGTTTTGAGGTAGTTGGTCATCATGGCAACTCTTGTGTCATGATCATGCAAATGGTGAGCAGTACTTTGATCTCCAATTTCTAACCAGCAGATTTCGTCACCGCTGATGTCAACCAGAACCTGTGCATCT